AAGACTAATTAGTGATTATAACGCTAACTCTAATACTGTATTTAATGAAGGTAGATGCGCTGAAATTGTATTAACTGATGCAGGATATGAAAAGAGTCAAGTTGTAGATGGTGATGTTCAAACTAAGATACTACCACAAATACCTAATTCAGCAATTGAGGTAGAAGAAAATAAGTGGATTGTTCCTCTTGATAATATTAAATCTTTTATGAGTGGGGATTCAAATCCTCGCTATGGTAAGCCACTACCTGCTGAAGAATTTAGAAGAAGAGTACATTTTATTGCTAAGAAAGACGGTGGCGACTTTCAATATTGGACTTTTGGTTTGAAGAATATTGCCGCTAAAGAATGGGATGTTAGACCTTTTGAATGGGTACATCTAAATGCTTTATTCAATGATGAAAGAAATGCTTGTTATGGTATTAAAGGAAGAACGCTGGCTTCTATTCAATACAATGATAATTTAGATGAAGATAACGATTTGTTTGTTAGCAAACTACCTTCTATGGAAGATTTACTTGCTGATTGTATGGGCGATTATGTTGCTGATTTATTAGAGATTGAAGATTATCATTCTACAATTATGTCAAATCCGGGAATGAAACTTTGTATTACTGATGGTATTGTTAGTAGTATGAATCTAACTGTTAATGAAAAGACAGGAAATAGAGTTTTATGGATTGAACCTGCTGATGCAAGTTATGGATTTGAAGAAGCAGATATTCCTGAATCAACACCATGTTGGATTCCTGAAAATGTAAATATTGACTTTGGTGTAGGTTCTGATATTATTGTAATTGGTAGAACAAATCAAACACAAAAGAGAGATGAAGATGGTAATTATCTTGATGATGAATATAACCCTGTATCTATGAATGTATATGGTATTTTACCGAGAGTTGCTCTTGGTGTACCAAATGAAGTAGAAACAGTAGATGATGAATTAAGTTATTGGTGATTTTAATGAATTGGAAAAAATTAGGATTTTATAGTAGTTTAATTTCTATTGTTGGTAGTATTGCTATTTATGCTTTACATGATGAAAACTTAGGTATCTTTGTTGGATTGTGGGCATCAGCACTATTACTTCTAACAGATAGGGTTGAAGAAATACTTTGATTTTATGTTGTGTAATCGTAGGCGTTAATGACGGTCAAAACGGTGCGAAGCCGATATATGAGGTATTCAAATGAGTAATGAAAGATATGTAAGAATGAATCAGTTAAGTTTTGACTTGGCTGAAGTAGAAGCAATTGAGTGGAAAAAAATAGATGATGATGAAAATATATCGAACAAAGATTTGTATTCAGTAAGAATACATCTAAAGAGTGGAAAAATGTATTCAAGACAATTATTTGAAACTCAATTTGGAGAACTAAAAGAACAATATAAAGAACTAATAGATAGGAAGTGAAATAAATGGGAATAGGAAATAAGAAAGGAAATGCGGCAGGAACAGTATTGAAAAGTGCAAAAGAAGAAAGTGGATTATCCGCTTTTAAAGAAGCAAAGATAAGGGCTATGAATCAGCGAAAGAAATTACTTGAGCAAGAATCAGCATATATGATTTGTGGAATTAGTGGAAATCCGGGAACAGGTAAAACAGGTATTGCATTAGATTGTAGAACCGAAGAAGAAAGAAAAACACATTGGTTATTTATTCTTGATTTTGATGAAGGTGCTGAACCTACATGGCGACAACATTGGGCTAATGATGAAAAGATTGTTATCTTTAATCCATATATGTATAATGATGATATGACTGTTGATTATATGGCTACTGCTGATATGGCGAGATTCTTTATTGCTATGGTTAAAGAAGCAATAGAAACAGGTCAAATAGAAGATGGTGATGAAACTGTTAAAATTGAAGGTGTAAAGGCTATTGTATTTGATGGTCTTGATTCATGGTTAGATACTACAAATATGATTGCAAGATTAAATCATATTAAGGGTAAAGACCCAAGAGCCGCAGATAAAGTAAAAATGGTTCCGACACAATGGTATGCAAGAACTGAAGAATATAAAAGATTATTTAAGGCGGCTTGTCAATTAAGATGTCATAAATTCTTTATTACACATATGAAAGAAGTACATGATGGCTTTGAAATAGTAGGTTTAAAACCCGATTGGGAGAAATCTACAACAGCCAAATTATTTCAACATATTGAATGTAAAATGGAAGAAAGAGGTAAAACATTTAAACTATCTGGGTTAGTTAGAAAATCTAAAACCAATGCAGAAAATGTAGGTCAAACATTTACTATTATGGAAAATGATGGTAAGGAAATTGTTTGGAATGGAATACCTGCATTGAGGGAAGGTACTCTTTAAATTGGTTATACGGGTTAAGTAATTAACCTACACAACCGATGATAGGGTTTTGTTAAGCGGTAATTGAATATTAAACGGTATCATGCAAACGGGGTTTTTCCTCCAATCCTAATATTCCCCCTATACTATGGAGATGATAATATGAAATGTAAATTAAATGGAACAGAAATGAGAAAGAAAATTGAAAGTGTTTTACTAAAAGGTAAATGGAATAATGGTAGTAATAATAAAAATACTATTTTATGTCCATCTATTATTATTAGTGTTGATGATGAACAATCCAATTGTAAATTAACAAATGGTAATCCATCTACTTATGTTAGTAATGTTATAGATACTATTGATTGTAATGATAGTAAATCTGGTAGAGTTTCCGTAGATTCAGAAATATTACTAAAGTATTTACCTAAAGAAGATTGTATATTGCATCTTGAAGATAATACACTTAAGGTTCTTTCTGAAAGTAAAACAGTAAGAATACCTGTAATAGAAAGACATGAAAATAATGATAGTATTTTATTTGTAGAAAAGAATCTAATTATTAATAGAGATATGTCTAAAGAGGTTGTAGTTAGCCCCAGAACTAAGTTAAAAACAAGAATAAAAGTTAGTACAGATGATTTAGTAAATGCACTATCAGATTGTGAAGCCGTTGGTAATTCGGTTTTTCAATTAGATTTTGATGGTAATTATCTAAATATTTCTTCTTCTAATGGAACAGAATTAGTAATGGTAAAATTAGAACCTATGCAAACAGTAGGAGAAAAAGCGTGTATGGAATTTAGTGCGCCTATTCATAAATACTTAGATGGTAGAACAACGATATTATCCTTTGAAGATGAAACTCCTGTTGCTATATTAAGTGGTAATTTAAGAATGTTAAGAGCACCAAGAATAGAACATTAAGGTGAAAAAAATGAGTAAGAAAAAGAATAAGAAAAAAACAAGCAAAAAAACAAGCCAAAGAGAATTAATAGAAAGATTATTATTGATGACTCAAAACATGGCTAACGCACTAAACATAGAAACAGCAAGTGTATTACATAATACAGGTTGGTGTGATGAACTAATAGCAAAAGATGAAAATGGAAAAACACAATGTCCTATTTGTATAATGGAAGAGATGAAAAAGGAGAGTAAAACAAATGACAATGAGCGACCACCAAGATAGCGAAAATTTTGCTTATGATAGAACATGGGAACAAATTGAAAACTTATTAGATGAAGCCGAAAGAGAACAAAATAGAAGATGGACAGCATTTCAAACTTGTCCAAAACCATTAAGACAATCTCATTGGAATAATTATAAAGGTTTAGAGGGAGTAATTAATTCTCTCAGATGGGTTTTAGGCGACCTTAAAATGTCTAAAGATAAAGTATTAGGGAGAGATAGAATTGAAAATAGAAGAAAGAGATAGTTTAACTTATGATGATATTAGTATTATACCATATATGTCGGATATAAAATCAAGAAGTCATTGTGATACATCGGTAGAATTTGGTAATTTTAATTTAAATGTACCATTAATTGCTTCACCAATGGACACGGTATGCGGTACAGAAATGTGTATTGAATTAGCAAAACTTGGTGGTATTGGTGTATTACATAGATTTCAATCTATTAAAGAACAAGTAGCATTATGTTATGATATTGAATCAGAAGTAAGAGGACAATATATTGCGGCAGTTGGTGTAGGTCAAAAAGGTAAAGATAGATTTGATTCATTAGTAGGTTATACTAATATTCAAGGTGTTTGTATTGATGTTGCACATGGCGACCATGAATTAGTCGGTGAAATGATTGCTTATATTAAAGAAGAATTTGAGGACATTCATGTAATGGCTGGAAATATTGTAACTAAAGGTGCGGCTGAAAGATTAATTGAAGCAGGTGCTGATTCTTTAAGAGTAGGAATTGGTAATGGTTCTATGTGTGAAACAAGAATTAGAGCAGGTGTTGGTGTTCCTCAAGCAACAGCATTATTAGATATTGCATATCATATAAACGAAGTTTTAGACTTAGATGAAATACCATATATTGTTGCTGATGGCGGTTGTAAAACAGTAGGAGATATTCCTAAAGCAATTGCTCTTGGTGCTGATGCAGTTATGGTAGGTTCTTTATTTGCAGGAACAAAAGAAACTCCGGGAATTATATCTAAAATGGGTCAATGGCCTAATGAACAATTATACAAAAAGTATCAAGGTTCTGCTTCTATTGATTCTAAAACAGCACGAGGGGAAGAAACTAAAAATGTAGAAGGTAATTCTAAAATTACACCATATAAAGGAAAGGTAAGAAGAATAGTTAATGATATATCTGATGGAATTAAATCCTCTATGAGTTATGTAGGCGCACATACTATTACTGATTTTCAAACTAAAGCAACATTTTGTAGAGTTACACAAGCAGGACAATTAGAAGCAAAACCTCATGGATTATATTAAGGTGATATTATGATTATTAGTGAAGTAAAAAATAACATTGAAATGCGTTGGAGAGATAGTGATAATAAAAGAGTTAATAAAACTATTACTAATTTTAAACCATATCTTTTTATTGATAGAAATGATGATATGCCTGAGTATATTGCTTCATCAAGTAAGTATTCTAATAATAGAATAAAACCAACATATACATTTGGCGATTGGGTTTCTCTTGATAATAAACCTTTAACAAAAGTTTCTTTTGAAACAGTTGGTGATTTTCATAATGCTAAGAATAATTGGATTAAAACTTATGAAGCCGATATAGGTTTAGCAAGAAAATATACTAATGATAATATGGAATCTATACCTCAATATAATTTAAGAAAATGGTATCTTGATATTGAAACACAGGTTGGTGGAAGATATGATGGACAAATAAATGCAATTACATTTTATGATTCATACGATGAATACTATTATGTAATGACTCATTTTCCTATTGAACCTCTACCTTATTATAAAGACGTATTAGTTTATGATGATGAAGAAGATATGTTAAATGCTTTTGTTAAATTTGTAGAAGATAAAGACCCTGACATGATTATAGGTTGGTATGTATTAGGTTTTGATATACCTACAATTATTAGTAGGTTGTTAGAAAACAAAATCAATCCTCAAAAATTATCACCACATAGAGAAGTTAGAGGCGTATCTCATAACAGAATTTATAATATTAAATATACAAATACTTCACAACCAATCAAGGGAAGAATTACTTATTGTTTGATGACTCGTTTTGAAAGACTATGGCTTGACTCACAAAGAGGTACACTTCCTTCTCTTAAATTAGATTATTGTTCTAAAAGATTACTTGGTGAAGATGCAGGTAAGAAAAGAACAAATGCTAAATTTACAGATGATGATTTCTTTAGACGCTCATGGTTAGAAGATACTGAAGTATTTCTTGAGTATAACCGAGTGGATGTAGAATTGATGGTCAGAATGGATGATGAAATGAATATTAGTGAAAACGACGTTGCACTACAACATCTATTTATTTGCCCATTTGAATGTGTGTTTCATAATTCACAAATGGGTGCATCTTATTTTATGCGTCATTCAGATTGGATTGCACCAACAGGTGTTAAAGGTGATAAGACAAAATATGAAGCAGCGTTTGTAATGAATCCTGAAGAAGAAAATACTTTTGGACTTCATGAAAATGTAGCAGTATTTGATTTTAAATCTCTTTACCCAAGTATGATGGCGGCAAGAAATATCTCATGGGAA